CCGCTCAATCAACGCCTATTCCACAAGCCTCATATCCTAGTACGTTCTACACTACATTTTCTATAAACACCAGACAAACCATACGGTTCTACTCATGTGTTAATGCCCCGTTATTGGAATGGTGGATCATTACCCAATACTTCTTCAAAAGCATTGGAACTATTAAAATTAAAGAAACGCCCCAGCGGTGATCAACTCCACTGCTCCCCGTTGCTCCTCGCAAGGTCTTTCGGGTGAGTAACCTATACTGCTCGTATGCAGTAGGAAGATATAGGACAAGATGGTAGCCCGACCAGGAATCGAACCTGGAACGCAAGATTAGAAGTCATGTGTTATATCCGTTTAACTATCGAGCCATAAATTGGGTGCAGAGGCAGGAATTGAACCTGCTCAAGAAGCTTATGAGACTCCTTTGGCTACCTAACCTCTCTGCATTAAAATGGTACCCCTACACGGATTCGAACCGTGGTTGACGCGATGAAAACGCGGTGTCCTAACCAGACTAGACGATAGGGGCAAAAAATGGCTCCGACACCTGGGCTCGAACCAGGGACAAATTGATTAACAGTCAACTGCTCTACCAACTGAGCTATGTCGGAATAAAAAAAAATGGTACAAGCCACAGGATTCGAACCTGCAAAACCAAAGGTGCCAGATTTACAGTCTGGTGCAGCTAACCGTATCTGCCTGACTTGTATAGAAATTGTACCCAGGTATCTTTATAGTGCGCCCTGGGCTATACACTTTAAATGGCGGAGAAAGTAGGATTCGAACCTACGGAAGCGATTAAACTTCGGCTCTTTAGCAAAGAGCTACCTTAAGCCACTCAGTCATATCTCCTTAAATGGCGGAGAGAGTAGGATTCGAACCCACGGATGCTTTCACATCAACTGATTTCAAGTCAGCCGCCTTAAGCCAGACTCAGCCATCTCTCCTTAAAAATGGAGGTTTCTGACGGGTTCGAACCGACGACCTGCTCATTACAAGTGAGCTGCTCTACCAACTGAGCTAAGAAACCGAAAAATTGTGAACATACCAGAGGCACTTTATAACGAAGAGGTGCTAGGCCTAGCTCGATAAATATATCGCTCATATGACCGTGTAGTATGTTCTAAAAGTATCGTAGATTTGTTTTCGCGATGGCTACGTCCACCGAATTTATAAATTCTTTCTCGCCCCTCTCAACCGAAGTTGGTTTGGGCGCCAATTTTACAAGACGTTTAACTCTAATTTGATATTTGGCTTAGAGAGCCATAATTGATTGAATATCTTTCTCAATCTTATATGTATATTATAATCTATTCATCGGGTTTTGTAAAGGCTTTTATGTCTTTCATTATCAATAATTTAGAGAATCATGTATTATAAGATCTCAAAAGTCATAACCCGTTGATATAGAATATGATAATCTATTTATCGGGTTTTGTAAAACCTTTTATGTCTTTAATTATCAATGATTATTCAAAAGTTTGTAATCTTTAATAACTGGTGCGGTCTCACCATTGAAAAATTCATTAACCCATTGAATACGTTCTTCTTTTTTGAGACGACCGAAGAATCTATTAGCCATATCATCAAATAGTGTAACTTCAACTGTAACTGCTTTTGTTTCTTTGTCAGTATCTACTGTGACCTGACGATCAAGCATGATATATTTATCTCGGACTTTATAGAGCATGTCTGTTTGTGTGTGTTGTTTGATTTTCATTATGTATATAATAATCTAGATATCTAATAATGTCAAACCATATTATTGATTTTATTCATAGAATCTTTGATGCACATCCACATATCCATATATTTGTATCGAGCCAATCTACCTAAAAACACAGTATTCTTTTCTTCTTTTACTAATTTTCTATACTGAGAATATTTCTTTTGTCCTTCACCCCAAGGTATTGGATAGAATGGTATATCACCCTTTTCCATCTTCTTGGGATATTCTTTAGTAATCACTGTATTACCCCTATGATTTGGATCGAAGTATGAATGATCATATATTCTGGTATATTCAACACCCTTGTTGCATTGATTATAAACCAATGTATCCATCTTCTTTTCAGATTCTTCATGCTTTAAATCAAGCGACCGATATTCTAGTTCACCATATCGATAGCCAAAATATTCATCTATCTTTCCTGTGTAGATTAGATAGTCATACTCTTCATCTTTCCATTCATCTTTATCACAGTTTAATTTTACCTCGATACCCTCTATCATGTTTTCAAACATACGAGTGTAACCTCCCTTGGGAAGACATTGATATTTCTGTCCTTCGAACCAAGTTGGGTTATCACACCCTCTTGTCTTAGGTATACGATTAGTTATAGTCTTGGGTATATCATCAAATGAAACCCCCCATTGCTTTTCGCTATAATCTCGAAAGATATTTTCTCTGATTTCATCATCAGACAGGACTTTTCCTATGTGCTTTTCACTTCCGTTATCGTGATAAGGCAATGGAATATTTCCCAAAGGTGTTACACCTACAGGTCGATATTCAAATGGAATCCATTCAGTAAATCTTGAAAGAAAAGAAAAGACTTCTTCATCATCTGTGTGAAAGATATGTGGACCGTAGTTATGAACCATGGTATCTCCAATCTTTGAATCATAACAGTTGCCCGCAATATGCGAACGAGATTCATATATCTTAACCTCGTGTCCTTTATCTTTTAATAATCTGGCAGCCGTACAGCCACTAAGACCACACCCAATAACCAAAAATTTCACTAATCAGATTTTTATTTTACCTGTGAACTTCCGAAATAGAATCCTACGATTGCTAATGCAGTCTGTCTCACTTCGGGAAGAATAACAAATCCTTGTACAGTTTCCCATTTAACACCCTTGAACAATCCTAGAAAACCACTGGTTTCTCTGGATGTTGTGATTCCAACTTCGGGTAGGAATGCAAAGATGAATGGGGCCACAACAATCGCGAAGAATGTTATTGCCACAAGAAATCTCCTTACATATACGCCACCATCTCTGGCTGCTGCTCTGTCTGCCGAATCATCAGCAGCTTTTTGCTTCTGAAGAGTCTGTTCAAAGATTCGTGCCTGATTTGCTATCATGGTAGATGCAAGTTTCATAATGAAACCAGTTACACCTCCACCAAGCATTGCTATTAATTCCATTGTCATATGTTTTATTTCCTTTCAGTTATATTCTTATTTATAAGATTTTATCCTCCTGCGAAGACATTTGATGATCCAGCAGCCACAGATGTACAACCCGATATTGCATCGCCTATTCTTCCACAACCTTTATTGTTAATAAAGACAGTGGTTGAACCCACAGCAATGGGTTTAGCGTGGGGTGGACATATAGGTGCAGGTAGAAGGTGGGTAGTATTTACATCTCCTTGCCGCGATATCGGAATATTATTCGCAAATACATTTGGACTACCCACTGCTCTTGTCATACCCGAGCAATGAGTAACATCTGCATCTCCTATTCTTGTTACTGGTGGCATATTTCTATTTATCACAGAAGCACATATCCATTGCACCACAAAGTTTTTTATAACCATAATTTCTCACAGTCTGAACAAATTCAATTCTATCTTTTCTATATGCTTTTTGATTTTCTTCATCCACATAAAGATTATCATCTATAAAAATTCCTAGTTCTTCTGCTGTTGAAAGATCAGTAGATAATGAAGGACTGCTAAAATCAAATTCAATGAGAAATTCAACCACTGTCTTCACATCTATATTCTTTCTAGGGTCTTGAATCAATTCAAACATATATTTTGTGCGTGGATCAGCAGGATCTGGGCAACCTTTCACCTCAAAAATTTCATTTGTTTCAATATCCTTATATTTGTAGGATAGTCGGTCAAAGGTCGATAAACTATATTCACCTGAAAGAGTAACACAACTAGAGGAGCAACTGCGAATAACACATGGATCGTTGCTAGACGAAATAAGTTTGCAGTCTATTACAGTCCAATCTCCATAGAATGCAGCATCTGTGTCTTTGGGTGACCAACTACAAACTTCGTTAAAAGGGTCGAATGTGCCAATTTCTCCTAGGTCAGCGAGACCACGAGGTTGGGCGATCAACTTATTTTTAATTTCTTCACTTATCATGATTTTGGTCTTTACATGGGGTTGACATCCTGTTATAATTGATTTGTTCAGAACAGAATAATAGGTCAATCAATCATTGGTCATATTTCTTATTTATATAAGTTATTGATTATCAATGAATTGTGTATTTTGAGATATTCAATAATAATGTATCCTATGTCCTTCAGTGTCAATGACTTAAAATCCTGTACAAATTCATAAAATCTGATATAATATACATATAAGATTGATTATGAAAAATAAAGAAAAAACTGTTAAATTACTTGGCTCAGAAATGAGTGAAAACCACTTTCTCATCAAACCTGGAAGACTCATCGAAGATGGAGTCGATCTAGTTAAATCTTTAATGATTGAAGACTATAGGAGGTGGTCAAATATACCAGAAGATAAGTCTGCCTCTGAATGTAAAGATTCAGATGACATTAAAGAAAATATGTATCACGAATATGCCATTAGTGTCAGTTCTGTGAAGGGATCAAAATATATTCGGCTCACTACTGGAGGTTCAGCTGCGGGATTCATTGTTAATACTGATAATGATAAGAAATTCAAGAAGGGCGACCTTCTCAAAGCCGCCAGTTGGAAAGCCCCTGCGAGGAATTTTGCCCGTGGAAATGTTATTGAAGACACGGTAGATTCTCTAAGAACTGGTCCGATCCGATGGACTGGAGTCTCTTGATTATCAATGACTTATGAATTTTTTCAAAAAGAAGAACCTCATTTCGTAACCCGTTGATATTCAATCAGATAAAAGCCTTTACAAATTCTAAAAAATAGATTATAATATACATATAAGATTGATTATGGAAAATAAAATTCACACTGTCACTACCCAGTATCGCGAAAACTACGGCGCCCACAGCTGGGATGAAACTGGTGAATGCCCTCAATATTGGAAAAACAAAGGTGGTGAGACTTATATTCTCTACCCATCTGTGGATGTTGTGGCTTTCGAAAAAGCGATTTCCTACCGGAATGACTATTCCGAGGTTTTTGTGATCTTTACTGATTGCCATGCTGATATCGATTCAATTCCAGCCGAGGACGAATGGCATTCCAATATTCATGTGACCATGGAGAATGATCTATTTCATTGTTCAGTCGATGAGAATAATTCTGGTCAGATGCGCGATGAGATCGTCTCGAAATACAAAAGGTGGCTTCTTCACCCCGATTCAAATATCAGCGATCACAAGGTTTACTACACCATGAATGATGATGAAGTTGTGACTGCAGAAGGACTTGCCGACTGGCTTGAAAAAAAATAATAGCACTATGAAAATAAATACAAAAAAACTAATTGAATATATTAACGACTATGCAGGTGAATCAGAGGAACAAGCCCATGAGTGGGCTTCCGATGGTTGCTTTGACGAAGCCTACAAAGCTCAAGTAATTGCTAACTTCTTGAGGGAAGACCTTGTGAAGGGTATCGAGATGGACTTGATAGACGCAGAGGAATAGCACTATGAAACAATACGCAATATTTTTACTTTCAGCAACGTCAGCTTTTGCCACAATTGATGGCAATCGCCCTGACTTAGACTTTGATGATATCAAACTCCATAATCAATCATATGAAAAGGATTGGAATATGCTTATCAATAATGGCTTTATTGATGAGGTCATGTCTTCTGAAAACTCACTTATGAAAGGTTGGAATCAGATTTCACAGCTATGGTTTCCCTATCCAAGCCCCGAGGGTGGAAATGACACAATTGCGTATGGTCATAAACTTACTGCCGATGATATTCGCTCAAAACGATTTGAGAATGGAATTACTGAAGCTCAGGCACAATATCTACTTATATCTGATATCCAAAAATCGCTTGATCGTATGAAACTCAGCGCTGAGGATTGGAACCGACTAACTTGGCAACAACAATGGCTATTACTTGATTTTCAATTTAACCTTGGTTGCTCATTTAAAAAGTTTCCTAAGTTTACACATGCTGTACTTTATCTTAATAAGCAAATGATGATTAATGAATACAAGCGTTACTATAAGGATGCTGATGGTAAGCGCCATGAAATTAAAGATCGTAATCAACGCACATATAAATTTATCATAAACAACTTTTAAATATCTTCATAAATAAATATACTAAAAAAATAAATAAAATGAATAAGAAAAAATTAATTATTGTCGGAGCAGCATTACTTACTGCAGGTTTAACATACGGTCAATCACGAGGCACTATTGAAAGAGGAGTTCTTGGAGCGGTCATCGGTGGCGTTATTGGAAATAATGTTGGTGATGGAGATTCTGAGACGGGTGCCATTATTGGCGGTGTAACCGCGATCATCTTCGGTGATCGAGGTAATGGAGGAAGTATTTTCAGTCATGGTGGTCGTCATCATCGTGGAGTTTACGGTGGTAGCCGTCATCATCGTAGAGTGATTCATTCGCCATGTGCCCCAGTCTATGAGACTATTGAAATTCGCCGCCAAGTGTGGGTGAATGAAGTCACGGTTCGAAATGCCATTGGTGAAATTATCCATCATGTGCCGGGTCACTACGAGACACGAGTCGAATACAAGACTGTAAGAGTTCGCTAATTTTGATTGACATTACCTTAAATTGATTTATATTACTATATTATGACAAAAGCCCAAGAAAATAAACGTCTTCGAATGATTCGCAGGATTCATAAGAAGGTCAAGAAAGCATCAGTAAGTATCAATGATATCGCTGATTGTGTGATCGGATATACTGAAAATGATGTTAATGAAGAAATGGAACATCTGACTCAATATAAAGCAGACAATTACATTAACTCAGACGAAGGATAATATTATGGCTAGAATTTTTGATCGATATAATCGAGTCGCAGCGACTGACTCTAAATATACAGGCGAAGAACCTTCTTGGGAAGATGCTTCTACTCTTAATGGAACTCAATATTTCTCGAGGCGAAGTTCAGCATTGAACTTCTACAATTACTACTGTTCCACTAAGGATTTGATTAAGGATATCGAAACCTTTGCGAAGACGAATGGTTATGATTCAAAGATAATTAGGTCGGTAAAATCTAATCTGAAATATTTTTCTTTTACCGCGGCTAAGTTGGCACGAATGATCAATAAGGGAATGCCTTCGACCCATGATGGATGGGAAGAATACTGTAAAGATTTGCCTGGAGTGAATATGACCGAAGCAAATGATGACATTCTATTTGTTAAGAAAGAGATTGATAGGGTATATAAGCAATATACTGAAGAAAAGATTACAGATAAGAAAGATGATACACCTAAGATTTCTGTGGTTCAGCGCATGAACAATAAGATTTATTCCAAGGTTGTATACTATCTTGATGAAATGATTGATGACTGGGCTACCGATGGATCGACCAAGGTGAATGGAATTGATCTTTCTACCCTACTCAAGACAAATGATATTCCTGTCCGTGGTCTTCCAGTAATTGAAAATTGGTTAAAAACTTTGCGGCTATCATTAGATAATTGCATCACTAAGGATAATGAATATGATATTGAAGGATGGTCTTTCCTAAGTAAACCTGCAATCAAAGGTCGAATTAAAGCGATTGATAAGATGCTTCAGCAGGTTGAGAAATATCGTGGCGCAAATACCAAAGCAAGAAAGCCTCGTGTAAAGAAAGTAAAATCAGCAGAGGTTCAAGTGAAGAAGCTAAAGTATAAAGAGTCTGATGATAAATTTGGAATCAGTTCTGTTTCACCCATTACATTACCTGGCTCAAAGAAGGTTCTTCTATTCAATACAAAGAATAGAAAACTACTGGTCTATGAATCAAATGGCGCAGATGGATTTGGTGTAAAAGGTACGACCCTTCAAAACTATGATGAGAGTAAGAGTTATTCATTGACAATTAGGAAGCCTGATGATATAATACCCATTATAACTAATAAGACAGAAAGAATGTTCACAAAAGCAATAGATGGTCTCAAAACCAAAAAAGGTAATGTGAATGGTCGAATCAATGAACACTCAGTAATCCTTAGAACTCTATGAAACAAGAACCATCCATTAAAACAACTATAACAAAAGAAGATTTACGAAATCAAGTTCAGCTTCTGGTACAAAAAGATTCAATGACTTATGCGGAGGCTATTTGTGAAGTATGTGAACAACGGATGATCGACCCAAGAGATATTAAAAGAATTATTTCTGGTCCTCTAAAAGTAAAATTAGAGGCTGAAGCGATAAGTAGAAATATTATAAAAACAAGCACTTCCAAATTATTTTAAATATGAAATGTAAATGTAATAAAACAAAAGACCCCGCGGGGGATTGCGATGGCTCTCATACAGAACCATCTAGATATAATCTGATTGATACCTCAACAGGCGTAATTCATGAAAGTAATGTATCAATCGATTCAAAAGATGTAGCAAAATTAAATGATGCATATGCTTTAAATGGTACAACAAAGAAATGGGTTACTCAATTAAATGGATAATCGACAATTAGAGTTTATCTTCCCTGGTGATCAGTTACTATTTAATTTTATGTTTGAATGAGCGGTTTCGAAGCATATAAAATATACAGTGCTTTAAAGTTGCACTATACTCAAGAGAATTTTGATGCTTACAAATATAATTTCAAGACTCGTGTGAACCCCAACTCATATGAGAAATTGAGGTTTAAATATTCATTTGAGAAACTTGCCTCCAAATATAGGACTAGAGAAGACCTTATTGATTTCTATACTTCCAATTTTATCGCAGGATGTTCTTGGGTTATGGATATGAATGAAGCAAATCTTAATGCTAGGAAAGTAAGATTAGAATCACTCTCTTATAGATTTAAAACCGATATAAATAAACTTTCTGAATATGATTTTGATGAATTGTGTTCCTGCAAGAATGGTGAGAATATACTGATCAACGAATTCTGTAAGGAAAATATAAACATCGAAACCATTTCTATTATTGATCTTATGGTCAATTTCATAAAACCTTTATTGTCAAAATTGAATGATCCACTTGGAATGAAGCGAGATCATGCTTTAATGGCGATGAAATACAAAAACAGCTTAATCGATATTGATAGAAAAAAAATCAAAGAAAATCTTCTTTTGTTATTTACAAAAGAAAAATCTATGATATAATACTATTATTAAAGATTAAATACAACGCAATACTAAAAATACAAAAATAATAATATATGAGCTCATTCGCAGAAATGAAAGAAAAGCGCAAGTCAGCAATTGCTAATCTTGTCGCAGCAGCAGAGACAACCTCTGAAAAACAATCCTATGGTGACGACCGTCTTTGGAAGCCAACCGTAGATAAAGCAGGAAATGGATATGCAGTTATTCGTTTTCTTCCTGCACCTGAAGGTGAAGATTTGCCTTGGGTGCGTTATTGGGATCACGGGTTCAAGGGACCAAGTGGTAAATGGTACATCGAAAATTCATTGACATCTATCGGTCAACAAGACCCTGTGTCGGAAATGAATACACAACTATGGAATAGTGGAATTGAATCTGACAAGCAAATCGCTCGTGAGAGAAAACGCCGCCTCCATTACGTGTCCAATATCCTTGTTATCTCTGATTCAGCCTCACCTGAAAATGAAGGAAAAGTTTTCCTCTACAAGTATGGTAAGAAAATCTTTGATAAGATTATGGACGTGATGCAACCTCAATTCGAAGATGAGCAACCAGTTAATCCGTTCGATTTCTGGGCCGGTGCCAACTTCAAGTTGAAGATTCGCCAGGTCGAAGGATATCGTAATTACGACAAGTCTGAATTCGATGCCTCGACTGAACTCTTTGATGGAGATGATGCAAAACTAGAAACAGTTTTTACATCAAGTAATTCTCTCAAAGAATTTATCGACCCTTCTACCTACAAGACATATGGAGAACTGAAAAAGAAGCTCTACGATGTTCTTGGTGAAGAGGAAATCGCAGATACATTCACGCAAGATACGGTGGATGATCTGAATAATTCAAGAGCGCCTAAGATAGATGCGCCGGCTGAAAAAGCAACCCCAACCAGCTCCGTGCCAGTAGAGGATAAAGGGGCTACCAACGATGATGAGGAAGATACGCTTAGTTATTTTGCTAAGCTCGCAAATGAATAATTAAATCGTTAGGTTACTGATAAGGGGTGGGATGCTTGGGCGTCTCACCCCTTTTTTATTAGAAAGCTGGAGCAAGATAATCTGCTGTTCTATCAATATGAGAATCAGAATTAATTGTAGTATTATTAACTTGATTCGTATCACCTTGTTTATTATTCACAACCTGAACATTACTATCAGCGCCCATT